ACCACCAACATCTTCAAGGTCATTCGCACTGAGCAGGTGCGTATCCAGAAGACCACTGGCTATCGCCCCAACCGCCTTGTCGTCACCACCGACGTTGACGAGGCCATCAAGGGCAATGCGCTGGTGACCGGGCTCATCAAGACCACCAGCGACAAGTTCGCTACCAATGACCTCATCAAGGCCGCCCTCGACCTTGAGACCTACAACGTCATTGGCGCTGTCAACAGTGGTGCGACTGACTTCATCGCCTCCAAGAAGGCCCTGTTGACCTACTGTCCTTCCAAGCCCACCAAGCAGGCTCCTGCTGCTGGCTATCACATCACGCAGCTTGCTGGTCGTGGTGGGACGATGGTGAAGACCCGCAACATCCCGATGATCGTGAAGAACAACAGTCTTCGCATCGAGGCGTCTGTCTACACCTGCCCCATGAAGATTGCGTCTGGCCTGGGTACGTTGTTCGACAACTGCATCTAGGTTAGTCCTCCTCAAGCCCTGGGAGTTAGCGGTGGCTCCCAGGGCCGCATGGAGATACTAACATGACAGAAGCAATCATCATACTTGAGATCACTGAAGACGTTTGGGCGGAGCTTTCAGCCGCTGAACAGGCTGGACTTCTCACCAAGTACGGTGACACTCAGGTGTTGCTTTGTGCCAAGCACGTTTTCGACTTACTTCGCAAGAAGTTTAAGCCAAACTATCGTATGGGCAAGATGTATGAGGACTTGGCTGAGAAGTACAAGTTCTATGACAGGATGTTTAAGGAGTATTGCCAGCGCGTAAACGCAGGTTACACATCTACTGCACCTGATGATTACACTCCAATGGATACGGAGCGCTTCCGTGCAGACTAACACCAGCATAACAATTTTCCAGGTCACCAAGGACTGGAAATATGATAAGACTGTTGACGCCGGAACAGTCTACGATGCTTGGGTTGACCCAACTACCCAAGTGCGTTCAATCGGCGGAATCATATCTGAAGCCGGCAAAGGCATGTTCTTCCTTGCAACAAACGTAAATCTTGCTTCAGCCAAAGTAGAAATTCGCGGCGCACTTTTTGACATTGTATCGTGCGATGCCTATTATGACAGAAATAAGGTCTTTCATCACCTTGAGGCAATTTACAAGTGAGTTCAATACGCGGCATAGAATACTTAGCAGAAGACTTAAATCGCCTCGTTGCGTTCTTTGAAAATGAGCAAGAGATAGCAAAATTCGCCCGTGATGTGCTTGATGGCATCACACCAAATGCTCCATATAAAACTGGCAGATTACAAGGTTCAGGCCATGCTTACGTAGGTGGGAAATTCATAGTTGGCAATGGTGGTGACGTTCGGCCAATCCCCAACTTGTACAAACCACGCAATTGCATTACCTTCATGTTTAGAACACCGAAGCCCACTGGCCCAAGGGCCACTGTGAAATACACAGATGAGCACGGTGAAGAAGTTTTTGACTACTCAATCAAAGTGCTGGAAGCAATTTATTTCTACGAAGGCAACTTCCACCCAAGTAAGTTAATGCGCCACATAGATATCTGGGCAAAGGCGGCATATCAGCAATGGTTGAGTACAATGTGATAGCCCTGCTTGAACAGATTGGTTCGTGAAAGGAACTGATCTTTTCCTAGCGAACTTACCCCAAGGAACTTCCGAGGGTGTAGCCGTCAAAACCTCAGGTGAAATTTCTGATGATGGAGCACTTGACGTAGTTACACTTAGTGTAGTTGTTGTGTACAACGATAACAGCATGGCGCTGGAAAATGCTAGGGCCATCAAAAATAAGCTTAAGGCAGATGTTGGAAGATTGGGTAGTTCATCGGCCACAATGTTGCCGATTACCCTTACTGGTTATGGAACTGATGAGCTTGGGCGTCAGATTTACGCAGTAACGGCACAAGTAGCCTATTAGGAGGCCACAAATGGCTTATGAACTCGGACCTTGTGAGATTATCAATGTGACGACTGGCCTTTCCTTAGGCAAGACAATGGGCGGCGTCAGCCTGAAACTTGAGGAAAGCACTGTTGAACTTCACACCGACCAGGACGGCGAAAACCCGGTTGACGAGGTTATCACCGGCACCAAGGTGACGGTTGAGGCAAGTCTTGCCGACGTGAGCCTGGACAACTTGGCCATGTCATTGAAGACGACCGTGGTGAGCGACCAGATTAAGGTGCTACCGCACGTTGGCACTTCGCTGTTCGATAACGCCAAGGAACTGTGTCTGAGACCTTACGTCAATGGAGTTGTCACCACCGACATGAAGAAGATGGTGCTGATTCCTAAGGCTGGCATCAGGGCCGCAGCTGACTTGACATACAATTCCAAGGACCAGCGCGTGATCAAGATGACCATCACTGGCTACCCTGACTCCACCCTGACTGGTAGCCCCTGTGCTGTGTTCGGGGCTTCCGCCAAGAGCGCGGTGATCTAATGAGAATCTACGGACCAGCAGTAATAACCCACAACGCAGTTGCTGTGGGTAAAACCAGTCAGGGCGGGAGCTACCAGCTCGACGTTACTGAATGGCGAACTGCTGGGCCGTTAGGTACTATCGAGAGAGTGTCCCTGAGCGGCGATGGGGTGATAAACCTTTTTGAGTTTGCTCAGGGATACTCAATCGACTACACGCTTATGTGGGCTGACTATGGTGAGTTGAAGTTCGTAATGCCAGATGCCACGCTCACATTTCCTAGCGCCAAGTTGTTTCGCCCAGAGGCTAATGAACTTGGGATTAATGCTTTGAAGGCGCAGAAGATTAAGTTTGTTTTTAGGAAGGTCACCGCCTCGCACCTTTTTACACTGTCCTAGGAGGACTCAATGAAGATGTTGAACATTGACCAGTTGCTTGAGGAAAAGGCCATCACGCTTGTCATTGGTGGCGTTGAGTACATCGTCAAAGACATTCCGCTGAGTGAAAAGAAGCCCGATGAGAAGGATGAAGTGAGCCTACGCAAGTTCGTTTCGGGCTTGATTGGTTGCCCTGAGGAAGCCCTTGCTCCCTATGGCCTGGCAGGTCTGACCCTGATCAGCAAGGTCGTCCACGAAAATTTGCTCGAGAGCCTTCCTTCTGCCGAAGTGAAATAGACAGACTAGAGAAGGCAGGAACTATATCGGCAAGACTTCATGTAGACATTGAGAGAGTCCTGACATGGGACAGCACCAAGCTGAATGTGATCTACAATGAAGCCGTTAGGCAAGAAGCCATTGACACTTATAACCTTGCCATTGCCTTTCATGCACCTGAAACAGTATCTGATAAAGTAGTTAGCATGTTGAAGGTTCATGGGCCTTACACAGAAGGCTTTTACGAAGGCGAGTGGCAAGACCTGCAAAAAGCGCTTACAAGTAAGGCCGGGAAGTAATCGTCCCGGCCTTTTCCTAAGGGGTAGCTATGGGAATCAAATACGATATTGACCTCCAGATGAACGTGCAAGACGCACGAGCTTCCATAGCTACACTCAAGGGAGAAATTGCTAACCTTAAGAAACTGGTTTCTTCCGAAGAAATCAAGTTGGGCAATGTAGATGCCAATACCACTTTCAATAACTTGCGCAAGGGATTTGATACTGCATTCAAAGCTATTCAGAAAGAAGCTGCCGTTGCGTCCAGTCAAATTGAAAAAAATATTCAGATTAAAAATCTTGATAGGATAATGCAGCAGTTTGCCGCTGCCAAGTCCACTTCCATAGACAAATATGGCGAATATGCTGGTGAGCGTTTTTATCAGAAGCGCATTGACGCAGCCAACAAGCTCAAGGATGCCTTAAGTGGTGCTGAAGTTGCAGCAAAACGTCTGGCTGACGCAGAAGCCAAGGCTACCGCACAGGCTCACTCCAGAGTGCAGGATAAGGCTGCTGCCAACATCATGACTGGCAATGCCAGTTTTTTAGGTTACAAAGAAAGCAGTGCAAACTCCACACAGAAATTGTTAGCCGACAATGCAGCCTATGACAAGAAACTGCGTGCGCAGAGAGAACGTTCTAATGACATTGTTGCTGCAAACATCATGCAGAGTGACTTAAATTTGCACATAAGGAAAGTTAAGCAGATTGAAGCCGAGAAAGTCTTGCGCCTGAGTGCCATTGAGAAGGAGCGTGTTGCGGCAGAGAAGGCCGCTTATGCTGCCAACAAAGCCAAGTCACAAGGCGACGGCGGTATGTGGGCCAACTTCACAAACCGCTTGGGCATTGCGGCTGACTTCTCCATCGCTTACAAAGTACTCCAGGGCATTTACGCTGCTTTCCAGAGTGTCAAGAATGCCGCTGGAGAAATCATTAGCAGCTTCGATGAACTTGCTGGCACCCAAGCCAAGCTAGCCATGTGGGCAAGCATCATTACTAAAGGCACAATGACCTATAGTGAGGCCTTTGTTCGTGCTGGCGTGAATATGCGCGCTTTCAATCAGGCAGCAGTTGGTGCGCTTTCATCCACTAAAGACCTGTCCACAGCCATTGATGAATTTGCGCAGCAGGGACTGATCTTTGGCCCTGACATGCAGCAGCAAATGGTTCGCTTCGCTGACTTCGTGCTGATGGTCGCACAGACCACTGGCAACTCTGCTCGTCAGGTTCGCCAGGAAGTGCAAGCAATTTTCTCAGGCAACATCAGACCTGAAAACCAGGTTCTTCGCACTATGAAGAACTTTGGTATGCTGTCTGCTGACGACATCAAGGGGCTGAAAAGCGGCGCTGTCAATCCTGAACTTATCAGGGGAATCATCGAAAAGATTTCCACTCAGATGGGGCCTGTTTACGACGCCATGTTTGGGTCTTCTGTTGAAGCCTCGATGAATAGATTTAAGAACACTTTTACTGCCAAGTACGTTGAGGCGTTTATTGACGCCAACGCCGAGCTTTCCTCAAAGAACCTTTTCGCTGACGCCATGAATGATGCTTACAAGATGTGGCTTGGTGACTCATCCATTGATGCGCAGATGGAAATGCGTAAAAAGATGATTCAAGATATTGCGTCTATTCTTCGTGCATCCATGCCTATCATCCTCAACACCATCAGTGCCATTGAAAAGGTAATTTCTACTGTTGGCGGTGCCATTGCTAAGATGGTTTACTACATGGAAATTGTCCGCCTCATGAGTGAAAAAAGCACAGGTATCAACGATGAAAACAGAAAAAAGAACCTTAATCCGTTGACTATTGAGGGGCAAGCAAATATTATCTGGGAAAGCATCAAAAAAGCATTTAGCGGTGCTTCTAAGCAGCCAAATCCAGAAGGTTCGTTGCAAGAACAAGCATATAGAAATACTTACGGCTACAAGCATTATCCTGACGCTATGCGTGAAAAGGATAATACAACGCAAAGCGGCTTGACTGTACTTGACACACGCAAAGCGGCAACAAAACCCAACAAGGCTTACGACGCAGCTTTGCAGCGCCTAAAGGATTTTGAAGAGCGCATCGACCGCATGGGAGAAGCCACTGAAGCTCCACTGGACAAGGCTGGAAGTAACCTGAGAAAGCTTTGGGATGAGCTTGAAAAGTTTAATGAAAACAAATTGAATCTTCCAAAAGAAGCTATGCAGCGCATTGGTAATAAACTTGGTGACTTGGCTCCCAAGTTGTATATGGAAGAAATGCGCACCATGTCTGAGGAACTCAGCAAAGCCGTTGAGGACGGAACTGGCGTTTCCGTAAAGCAAGCGCAAAAGTATGCCCAGCTGCTTAAGGACATGGAAGTTAATCTGCACAAGTTTAAGGCTGATGGGCTTATTCTTGATAGCAAGAGTGGACCTATCTTTGACAAGACTAATGAATTAAAAGGAAAGTTAGACACAGCCAACAAGGCCCGTGAAGATGCTGCTATGTTCGATCTGTACAAGTACAGTAACCCTGCAGCAGACGAATACAACCAGCGCGAAAAGTCCGCCAATGAGTTCTTTGAGAAGAAAGCCAAGCAGGTTCTTGATGAGCAGAAAATTGCTGAAATCCTGGCCGAACAGCAGCGCGTAATTAGCCGTATGCAGGTGAATCGCGCTGGCGGTTGGGGCGCAGTTGTCAACGGTGCTCAGGAAGGCATTGCCGAGTATGGAGCCAAGATCAACAACACTTTCCAGAACGTCAAGGAAAGTGCTGCTCGTGCTATGCAGTCTGTTGAAGACTCCATCATAGACGCTTTTGAAAAGGGCAAGTGGGGTGCTTCGCAGTTCTTCACTATGATTCAGCACGAGTTCATCAAGCTAGCAGTTCAGAAAACTATTACTGGCCCGATGGCTTCCATCCTTGGCAACGTCTTCAAAGCCTTTGGTAAGCATGGTGGTGGTGAAATGGGTACTACGCACGGTGGAACTCGCTCCATCAGCCCGCTTGCCTTTGCCAATGCACCACGCTTCCACAACGGGCTTCGGAGTGATGAGTTCCCAGCAATCCTACAGACTGGTGAAAATGTAACTCGTCGTGGTGGGGAACTACCTATGCAGACCATCGTAATTGAGAACCACACAGGCCAACAAGTACAAAAGCAAGAGAAGCAGGGCAACAATGGCTCCAGGGAACTGCGTTTCGTGATTGGTGATGCTATGAAGCAGATCATCAGTGGTGGCCAGATGGACTCCACATTCAAGCAAACCTTTGGCCTTAGGCGGGTTGGCGCATGAGCATAATTTGGCCCACTACACTTCCCCAAGACATGATTGAACAGGGGCTCTCAGCCCCATTTCCTGATAACGTCATACACAAGACTATGGAAGTTGGCCCACCAAAACTTCGTCGTCGTGATACTTCAGCTCCGTGGCCTGTCACTGGTTCTGTCATTCTCACTTACGATGAGTTCGCCACTTTCACTACATTCTTTAACACCACTATTGCTAGTGGCTCATTAGCCTTTGACTGGAAACACCCACTCACGCAGGCTGCTGCTGAATGTACTTTCAAGAAAGTTCCCACACCAACTCCGCAGAATGGACTTATCAAACTGTCCATGGAATTGGAGATGAAGATATGACTATGACAGTTGGTGGAATCACCGCTGCTAACGAGCGCGAAAGTCAGGTAGTATTCTTTGAGTGCATCAAAGTTATGCACACAGATTTGCCGGCTCCACTTTATTTCATAGCATCAAGAGATAACCTCACTATCAATGGTGTTGAGCACATAGGCTTCCCGTTCCAGATCAAACGTCCTGGTGACACACTCGATTCTGTGCCTCAAGTCACCATCGTGTTTCAAAACATCAATCTGGAAATCATGGAAGCAATCAGATCGCTTGAAGGGCCTATTGACATTGATTACTACATTGTGACCAATGAAGAGCCTGACGACATTCAGCTTGGCCCTTTCTCCATGAAAATCCGGCAGATCACTGGCAACTTTCAAATCATCACAGGAACGGCTTATTTTCTGGACATCCTCAATCAAACTTTCCCTGGTGAATCTTTCACACCTAACACAACTCCGGGGCTTTTCTGATGCACTGGTCAACTAACTACATGAACTTCTCTTTTGTAGAAGGTGGCAGAAAACCTGATGATGGTGGGTTTGACTGTTATGGCCTCACAAGGTATGCTCTACATAATGAAACAGGCATCTTGCTACCGGAACTTCCAGGTATTGTTTGGCACAAGAAGGACCGCAATGACAGAGAAGTAGCAGCAGCTATTCGTGCATTTGACTGCACAGCACATGGATGGTTCCCCATTGAAGATAAGAAGCAGCAAGAATTTGACATTCTCATAATCAAAATTATAGGCCCTTTTCACATGGGCTTAGCCATTGATGAACATAGGTTCTTGAACATAGAACTAGGAAGTAACACCTGTGTTGAAAGTACTCGAAACATACGATGGCAGCGTAGAATACATGCCTGCTGGCGCCACGGCAAGTTTATGTAAATCGCCGTTTCAGCAGACCTCAACTTCTGTCATTATTCCTTCCGGCATCACAGTCGCTGAAGCCGTTTCACTTGTTTGCTGCAAGTTCAACACCACACTCCAAGCTATCGTCACCATAGAACGCTCCACTGGTGAGCTTATCGACATCGACGACTTCACTGCACATTTTTATGTGTTGATGCCTGGAGACGTGCTGGGCATTCGTGTTATTCCTGGCAAGGGTGGTGGTAAGAACCCCATTAGCATGATTCTTTCCGTAGTTGCAATCGTAGCGTCCATTTGGTTTGCTCCCTATCTAACCGCCTACCTGACTGAGATGGCCTGGGCGCAGGGCGCAGCCGCAGGTATGACTGGCTTTTGGGGATTCGTAGCCATGAACGCCCCCATGATTGCTCAAGGCATCATAGGCGCAGCTTTTATGATGGCAGGGTCTTTCCTTGTGACCCCGCAGAATCCAGCCGCAGCCGTTTCATCTTCTAACAGTGTAAGTGACGAATCTACCACCACTTACGCCATTACAGGCACCTCCAATAGCATGAATCGCTACGGTGCCATTCCAATCATGCTTGGTGGCACCTGTCGAATCTTCCCTTGCCACGCTGCAGAACCTTTCACAGTTGTTGAGGGGGCAAACGAATATATCTACCAAATCTTTATGATGTACGGCCCTGTCAAAATTGACAGCATCCGCATCGGTGAAACGCCCCTCACCTACTACACCGACTATACCATCGAAACATTTGAAGGTTGGGCTACTGACGCACTCCCAACCATCTATCCCTCCACTCTTGACTACCACCAGGAGTTCCTTACT